CCAGGTCTTGAACCATCACTACTCGGACTTACTAATTGTCCACCTGCGTAACCTATTCTACCACCATTAGCAGCATTGACTCTTACACCACCACTTGGATAACCAAATTTATTAGTTCCTGCTGGTGTTCCGTATCCCGGTACACTTGTCATACTTGCTAGGCCACCATTAGCTGCCATCATAGGTTGTTCCATACCTTGAGCTTGTTCTTGTTGTTGCATTACTGCTTTTACAAATTGTTCAAAAGATAAATCTCCACCTTTGTTTTTATATTTTACAAATTCTGTCATAAGCATTTGTTCTGCTTGTGCGTTTGCTGCACCGCCACCCATTGCTAAAAATGCCATAGGTTGTTTTCTGCTTTGTCCTGCGCCTGATCTTGCAAAAGCCATTTCATCTTCTTCTTCTATATTTCCACCCATAGCATAACCGGCTCTGCCACCATCAGCTGCGTAAAAGTTTTGACTAACATATTTTTTCTGTGGCATAAAGTTTAAACCTACACCCTTGTCACCCATTCCTGAGTAAAAATTCTTTGCTCTTTGTACTTGTGTTGCTGGGTTAATTTGTTCAACAGTTTCATCAACTACATCATCTTCGTCGCCACCCATGAATAAAGGTGCTAAACTTGCTACACCTAAACCACCGAGTGCTAATTTACCTGCACTAATACCACCTTTATCATTTCTAATAAGACTTTGTAAAAACCCACCTTTGTCTGTAGCACTATTTGCTCCAGGAGCCCTAAACATACTACCGATACCGCTAAACCCTCTTTTAATACCTGCACCAAAAGCATTACTTCCAAATCCAGCTCTTCCTGCAGCAGTAAAAGGATTACCTCCACCACCAGCTAAATACATTCCACCACCTATCAAAGCAGCTTTACCTATAGGACTTTTAACAATTTTCTTAACGCCCCGTACCGCTTTCTTAACGATACTACCTAGTCCGTACATCTGTCTGGGTTGTTGCATTCTTGAAATTGCCATATAATTTTATCCTAGTTTACTTTGTTTTACTTCGTTTTACCTAACAAATCAAGAGGTGGCATGATAACTTTTACGTCTTGTGCCATCTCTTCTGGTTTAAAACCTTTAGCTTCCCAGTCTTTTTTTGTCTTAAAAACCTCACCAGTCTTAAGATGTCTATACGTAGTCTCTACACTGGTCGCATCTAAAACAGGTACTTCTTGTCCATCTATTGTAGTAGTTTTCATTAGTCTATTTTCTCCTTTAGTATGTTTAAAAAGCTGACTGCAAAATCAAATGAATCTGTAGTACTAGATTGTATAGTAAAAGAAGACCCACCTTCTACTATCATCGGTTGAGTTAATAATTCTTTTGTTTGATTTGCTGTTAACTGTACTGATTTGATAGCTGTAATACTGTTGTTAGTAACAGTTACACTAGGTGTACCAGCTGATGTAACAAGTATTGATTTAATAATTATAGTTTCATTGACACCAGGTTTGTCTGTTGCAAAAACAGTCAATGCATTTCCTGTAGTGTCATTGTCTTTACCTACAAATTTGTATTGGTTTACTACTGCCATTATTCTAAAAAGAAACTTTTAGCTTCGATCTCCTGTTTTACTTCTTCTTGAAAAGAAGAATTTAATTTTGTTATAATACCATCAAGATCCCTGACCAATGATTGCATATTAGTTTGCTCATATTCTTTTGCTGCTCTAGTTAATGATTGTACAATTTTTGCCATTATAAAATACTTGCTAGTCCTCCGTTTTTAAAACTAACTCTTCCACCAGTTTTATAGTTTACTCTACCACCAAAGAAGTATCCTACTCTACCACCATCTGCTCCATGCATTGCTGCTCCACGTGCAGAACTTGACATACCACTTGAAGTGCCTTTACCCCTTCCTCGATCTTGATTGGCTTGAGCTTCTTTATTGGTTTTAGTTGAAGTGTGAGTACCATATTCATTACTTCTACCGTCATATCTATGTGCCTTACCATATGTCGCTGCTTCAATAGCAGCTTCCTCTGCTTTTTTTTGAGATTTAGAAAGTGAGTGCATTGCTGCAAAAGGTCCTAAAGTATTTAAAGCAAATGCAGCTTTCATTGCACCTGTTAAACCTACCTTTGCACCCCTAACATTATCTAAGTCTCCTTGTTCTTCGTCTGTAAGTCCTTTTTCTGTAGCTGATAAGTCATTTAAACCATATGCTTCAGTTTCATAATCAAACTGTGAATTATCTACGGCAGGACCAGGAGGACCATCATCACCGCCACCACCTTCCGGTATATATTTTAATGGTCCAGGAATAGGAGCTTGAGACATAATTCCACCCATAGAGTTAGCGTACGATACAGGAGAACCATCTCCTTCATAACTTATACCATCCGTAGGTTTAAAACCATCTTGTAAATATTTATTTTGAGAAACAAAATCATAACCTCGATCACGAACTTTTTGATCTATTGGTGCTAAAAAATTATATTGTATTGCCATTACCTCATTCCTCCTGGTGCAATGTCTAATCTAAATGTACCTAGTTTCCAATCTTGATTAACTGCTGTGTTAGAAATTTTTAAAGCAACTGACCTTGCTCTTATTCTTGTGCTTTGAAAAGTTTTAGATGAATCAATTACAAAATCTTTAGTGGTTGGTGTGCTGTTAGGATAAGCTCTTGATATAAGACTAACTGTAGTACTACCTGTTTGTGTAATAAAATCTGGTATAAATCTACTTACTCTCATCATATATTCTCCATCGCCTCTAAGATCCGGTGTACCAACTACTTGACCTGTGTTACTTCTTCTTTGTGTAATATCAAAATCTCCCGATAATATAAATGCTGGTATTGCTACAGCAATATTACCTGCGTTTACTTCATCGGTCCCTGTTTCCTGGCTATAGTATATAGTACTACCTTGCGTATTACCAGTAACATCAAATGAAGCATCGTCATTTGAACCATAATAAGTTGCATGTGGTTTGTTAAATACTGCTGAGTCCTGCCAAGCAGTTCTGGCTAAAGTTCCTGTTGTCCAAATAGGTTGTTTTGTTGTTGAGTCTAGATAATTATAAGTAACCATTCTATCAACTTCGTCAGAAGATTCGCTAGGATAGAACCAAGTTATTTCTCCAAACAAATTGTTTAGTCCACAGTTAATTAAATCACGTGATGTGTCATTGATACTGTCATAAACAAAGTCCTCTACAAAACATTGCATAGATTGTAGTTGACCATCGTAAGTAAAGAAACCATTTTCTGACATCCAATAAGCAGCACCATCTACTTCTATACAGGCATTTTTACCGAACAATCCACAGTTAGTTCCTACTTGTTCAAAGGAGAAAGTAAAAGGTTGTCCTACAAATTTCATCAAGAACAATGCAGTATCGGTCCAAACGTAGATTGCATCCCTACCTTTAATAGCTCCCATAATTTTAGAACCATCTGCAAGTCTTTGCGTACCTGCTGTATTTTCAGCTCTTACTGTATAAGAATCAGTTTGGTCAATGCTTTCTTGAGAAGAGAAACGTATAAACATATCGTCTTGTGTAGATTTAGTTCCTACAGTTGTTTCAGTCCCAAAAAATACTAAGTGTCTGTCTGGTGTTGATACTAATACATGACGTGATGCTGTTGGTGCATTAGGTAATACGGTTGCTCTAGTTGATGTGGCATTAGGAGCTGCAGCATCCCATTCAAAACATTTATCATTATATATAAGTGCAATTAATTTTGTACCATAGTTATCAAGAACCCATAAACCTGGGTCAATAGTAAAGTCAGTAGAAGATGCACTACCCCATCCTGCGTATGATGTAATGTTTGTAATTGCAGCTCCTGCACTATGTGCAGATTTAGTTGTACCATTAACTTCTCTAGCCCCACCACTTAAACTGTTCGTTGTAGTATTATTATTTGTGTAAGAAATAAATTCATTCCCTATTTGTATTGTACCTGAAGATGGAAATGCTGAAGAATCTGTTAAAGGAATAACAGTTACAGCATCATTAATAGTAGAAGCTAGTGTTGTAGTTGCTGGTCCTAAAACTGTACCACCAAATAAACCTGTACCCCAACCGAAACCACCTAACTGTTGTGCTGGTCC